TCATGACAGTCGCTCTTGAGGGCGGTCGATGTAGCGATAGGTCGGCGGCCCAATGTGACCCGGGCGCAGGATGACGACCGCGCTGGGTCCGGTCATTCCTCCGCCCCCGCGGACGGTGCGGTAGTTGGAACCACAAGGCTTTTGGAACCTGAGGCGACCCGTCACGAACCGCACCTCGGAGGCGTGCTCGGCAACGATGCGGCGCCACGCTCTCGTCGAGGTGTCGGCAGGGATCAACATCACGATGGTCGTTTCCTGGCTCTCAAGAAGCGCCCGCTCCAGCCACAGGTCGTAGTGGCTGTAGGGTGGGTTGCAGAAGACCGGCCCTGGTTGCCAGCGCTCAAGCAATCCATCACGGCCCAAGTCGCGGCACAGACCAACGGGCGCTAAGAAGTTCGTCGAGTCGCATGCAGCATCAAGCCGGAAGCCAAACTCTGCGTCGAGGAGCTGATACAGCCCTTGAGGGGTCAGATGAAGGTCTCCCACCGGATTGCGGCGCCGGCCGCCGGTCTTCACGCCCCACCCCCCGCCAGCACTCCCCGAGCGAGCGGCCGACACCACACCGGCGTCGCGCCCAGGGCGAACGTCTCGCCCGCCCGGGCGAGCAGCAGGGCCACGCCCGCGGCGCGGAGGGTGGCGGCCATGGCCGGGGGCGGGATGGCGTTGCCCACCCACTCGGAAACCCGGGTGGAGCTCACGCCCGCGGTGGCGGCCTCGAACTCAGCGCGGCCGTCGTCACCCTCGAGCAGGCCCTGCAGGGCCGCCCGCTCGAGCACCGTCATGGGGCGGTGCCAGGTGCCGTCGAGAGCCAGGATGACAGCTACTCCACGCGCCCGCGGGTCCGCGATGCAGACTCCGCCGCTGGTCGGCGTGCTGCCAGCGGTGACTGCCGGCGAGGCCTCGTCCCAGCGGGCCACTCGCAAGACGTTGTTGTGCCGGACTCCCTCGATCCGAGGGTCCGAGATCGCCATCGGCCCTTCGCCCGGGGTTCCGCGGCTGGTGACGGTCGACGCCGGCCCTTCCCAGGGCATCACCCGGAGCTGGCCGTATTCGCCTTGGTAGGCGGGGCGCGGATCGGCGATCGACCAGCGGCCGTTGTTGTGGGAGGCCGCTCCCGTCACCGTTCGTCCGGTTTCCTCCCAGCCGAGAATGCCGTAGAAGTCGTGCGCCCTGCGATCCGCCTGTGAGGGCTCAAGGCCGGGCATCCTCGGGTCGGCAATGGCGAATCCGCCTTCCGACGGTGAAAGGGAACCGGTCAACGTGCGGCAAGGCCGACTCCACTCGAGCACCGCCGCGGCGTTGCTGAACCGCGGTGCCTCGAGTCGAGGATCAGCGACGGAGAACGCCCCGTTCTGGGGCCGCCCCTCGCCGGTCACCGTGCCGGCTGGCGACGACCAGGGCACGATGCCGAGGGCGCCGTTGTGCCAGGTGCCGGCGAGGCAGTAGTCCCGGAGCCGGCCGCCCTCGACCGCGAGCGACTGGAGCGCCCGCCAGTCCTGGCCGGCCGGGATCAGTGCGAGCCGCACCCAAGTCCGCCACTCGAGCCGTGCCACCTGGTGGAGCGGGCCGTGATCGCCAAGCGGCACGGGCAGTCGGCCGAGGACGTCGCCCACGGGCCGCAGCGACCGCCGCGGCGGCTCGAACACGTGGACAGGGACCCGCGCTCGGTGTCGCGCGACGAGGTGGAGACGTTTCCGGGTCTGCGCCAGCCCGCCCAGCTCCCCGAGGTCGGGCACCGTCCACGAGACCGAGTAACCCGCGGCCTCGAGCCGCTGGACGATCTCGCCGAGGAGCCACTCCCCGCGCGTGAGTAGGCGGGGGACGTTTTCCAGCAACCAGAACCCGGGCGGCTCATCGCGCCAGGCCTCGAGCGCCAGCTCGACGCCGCGCAACGTGAGGCCGTTCAGGGCCTGGTAGCGCGCCGAGGCGCTCTTGCTCTCCGAGATCAGCCCGCTGAACCCCTTGCAGGGCGGACTCGTCACCAGGATGTCCGGCGACTCGCCGCCGGCCGCGGAACGGAGATCGTCCGCCGTCGCCTCGCGCCAACCGGCCGGGGGTGGAGCGCCGTGGAACGCACGGTACTGCTCGACCGAGAACAGATCGAGCACTGTGCCCGGGGCGCCGGTCAATCGCGAGAACGCCCGCATGGCGCCGTGGTCGACGTCAACGCCGCCCAGGCAGCGGAACCCGGCCGAGAGCCCGGCGGCCGACACCGTGAGGTGACGACCGCCGAGGGCGGCCCCGCCCACCCCGCCGAACAAATGGAAGTGTTTGAGGTTCACGCGCCTCATGCGTCGCTCCCCGGCGCAGACTGCGGCGCTCGAAGCGCGCTCTTACGCGCTCGCTGCGCTCCTCTGCGTCCGCCGAGGTCCGCTTCGAGGCAGTGCCGGCGCACACGGTGCCAGGAGATGCCGAGCTCAGCGGCGATCCCCTCGTAGGTGCCTCCCGCGGTGCGCAGCTCGAGCACGCGAGCCACTTGCTCGCGGTATCGGCTCGGCCCGATCCGGAGCACGTAGGAACGACGGGCGGCCTCGGACTGCCCAATCCGGGAGGGACCGAGCCAGAAGCGCACCGTCCGTTCGTCGATGCCTAGGCGGCGAGCGATGGTCTTTCGCGGCCAGCCGCGCGCCTCGAGGTCCCGGGCCTGGACCATCGCCCCCGCGTACGGGCGCCCGTTGCGGCGCTCGAGCGACGCTCGGACCGCCGCCCCCCGCGGGCGCAGCGCGCCCAGCCGCTCGAGGTGGAGACGTACCCACCCCGGACACGGCGCCGGATCGAACCCCCGCGCCTCAAGGGCTGCTGAGACCTCGCGACAGCTCAGCCCCTGCGCGTACAGATCCCGGGCCAGGCCCACAAGGAACGCTGGGTAGCGCTCTCCCCTTCGGCCGGCCATTACGCCCGCCTCCTGGCCGGAGACAGGGCCGCCGGGGCCACCCGCAGCTCCGGCGGAATCCACTCGATGCCCAGCGCCTGGAAGGCGTCTCGCTCCTCCGGCGTCGCGACGGGCCGACCGGCCCGCATCAGCTGTCCGTCTACCGAGCGGACCCCCGCGCGGGGAGCCCAATGCGCCACGTAGGCGTGAGAGACCTTCGCAGGGCCTGTCCTCAGCGCGAGCTGCCAGCCGAACGTATCGACAGTGCAGAGGAAGAGGTCGACCGCCACCGGGCCGTACAGGAACTTGAGCCAGCGGGCAGGATCGAAGATTCGAGCGGTCTGTGGCCCGGCGAACCGCTTGACGGGCCACCGATCGTCCGTCTCGAACGGGATCACTCCGGGCTTGACCGGCCGGACGACGCCCGCCTCGCGCAGGGCCTCGAGCTGCAGCCACACGGCCGAAATGGCCTCCTTCCGGGCTCCGAACAGCTCCGCCTGGCCCTCGGCCGTCCGCTCGACGACCCGCGGCACGGCCACCAGCTCGACATCCTTCACCGCCAGGCGCCGCCGCCGGACCGACCCCGCAACCTCGATCCGATGGCACGCCGGCCCGAGGGCTTCGACGAGCCGAGCAGCCAAGCGATCGGCGTCGTCAAGGGAGATCACTGGATCACCCCCCACGTCGCGAACATCTCGTCGTGCAGGTTGTGCGCGGCGTGTTGCCCGTCATGGTCCTCGGCCCGGGTGCAGAAGAAGACGCGCCCCGCAAGGGTGCCGACGCAATCTCCACAGGGAGTGTGGCCGGAGGGACCCGGAGGCAAGTAGCCCTCGGCCTCGGGGCCGAGCTTGGGGTCGAACAGGTGCAGCCCCGGAGGGTCGATGAGGCAAATCACGCCGACCTCCTGGCGAAGCAGCCGCAGGAGACGGCGCTCGAGCCGCAGGCCGAGCAGGTGGCATCGAGGGCCGCCCGCAACGGCTCCCACGCCAACACCGGAGGCCCGCCGGCGGCGGCGATCGACTCCCGGACCCGCGAGCTCGGCACGAAGATCTCGCGCACGTAGCAGCTCCAGGTGAGGCCATCGACGCCGAACGAGCCGAGAGGATCAAAGCTGGGCTGCTGAGCCGCCCAGGCGTCGAGGCGCTCTCCGATGCCGGTCGGGTACATCACACCCTCCCCTCGACCGCCCGCAGAGACCGGACGAGCCGCCGGTCCGATGTCCCGGGCGCCGTCCGGAGGTCGAGCGCGGGTCGCCGGGCCATCACGGCCTCGTCGCTACCGAGGTCGAGCACCTCGGCCGCGTGGCCGTTGGGACAGGTGAGCACGTAGCTCGCCCCGCGACGCCGGGCGCCGCGATAGACCGTCTGCCCGCACTCGAGGCAGCGCAAGCCGCAGAACTGGATAGGGAGCACCCCGTGCTCGAAGGTGAGTTCCTCGGCGCTCGAGCTGGCGGCGACCGCGCGTAGAACGCGTCGCCAGGCGCGGCGGAGCGGACGGCTGAGGGCCACGAGACCTGGACTCCGCGGCTTCACGAGGGCACCTCCTCGTCTTCTCCGCCGAGGGCCATCTGGCCCTCGGCATCCGTCATGGGGCGTTCCTCGAGCACTGCGCCGGTGTCGAGGCGGAAGGTCGTGACGATCCCGGTCGCGTAGTCGAACTCCGTACGTACTTCCACGGGCACGCGCTTCGCGCCTTCGCGCAGCACGCCGACGATTTCCGCGGCCTGGTTGTCGAGGGCCTTCGCGCGGGCGTTGAAGTCGGCCATGGCCTCCCGCCGCTTCTCGGCGAGGTCGTTCTTCGCGACCTCGAGCCGCACCAGCTCCTCACCCAGGGCGAGGCGTTCGGAGTCGACGAGCGGCGGAACCGGCAGCCGCTCCACGTCGTTGTCGTTGGCAGCCAGGTGCTCGGCGACGGCCCAGTTGTCAGCCTCTCGGCACTGGTCGTCCGACCAGCCCTGGATCGCCTCCAGCGGCACTTCGTAGTCGTCGGCGATCAGCAGCAGGTCGTGCGTCGCCTGGTCGTCTCGCCACCAGTCGTCCTGACCAATCGCGGCCAGCTCGGCGCCGAGCTCCTCCAACTCGCCCTCAAGAGCGGCCATGCGCCCCTGGCGAATCGCCTCGGCCTCGGGCACGCCCGCCTCGGCGAGCTTGCAGACGAAGGCCGTGATGAGGGCTCTCGAGGTAGTCAGGAGACCGCCCTCCGGAGCGAGGTCATGAGCCCTTCGCAGGAACTCGGAGGCCAGGCGAGACGCCGCGGTTTCGATCTGGGGCCTGAGGGCGCGAGCGACCTCAGAAGCCGCGGCACGGATTTCGTGCGGGTTCACGAGGGCACCTCCGCGGCCGGCAGCGCGGTCACTGCCAGGTCGATCACGACCCGGCGCGGCAGCAGCCCGTCGGGCACCACCATCGTGCGCTCCGTGTGGACGCCGGGAGCAGAGAGTGCGGCTTTCAGCAGCCGCCGGAACTCGCCCTGAACCAATGGGTAGACCGCTTCGGCCGACGCGGACCGCGAGAGCTGCGGAAGCGGACGCAGCCACCAGGCCACAGCACCATCCTCGGAGTCGTGGACGGACACCAACACCCAACCCTCACCTGAGGGCCGGTCCTCAAGCGGTGAAGGCGAGGCGCGCCACCAGTCGCGCGCGGACTCCACCGTCTCGTCGGGCTCCTTCACGAGGAGCTCGAAACCGATGAACCGGAAGACAACGTTCAGCGGAACCTCTTCCGGCTCGCGCTGCCAGGGGATGCCGGGGTGGCTCCAGTGCCCGTCAAACGCGAGGGTGGTATCCAGCTCTTCCAAGATCTCCGAGTCGGGAACAGGTACGAGCAAGAGTGCCCAGGCGGGTACGGCAGGGGTCATGATGCACCTCCGGAGGGGACGGCGGCCACCCGAGTCCACGATCTCGCCGGAATGCCGGCAAGACTCTCAACTCGAGCAGCGAGGGCGAGCGAGGGCGGTTTGCTTCCGCACTCGAGTTGGCTAACCGTCGATTGGCCTACACCCAGGTGCCTGCCCAACTCGCACTGGGTCCAACCCAGGCGGCCACGAAATCGCCTCAACAACTCGCCGGGACCTGTGTCTATCGCCATGAGCGATATAAAACCACTCCAGGCGATCGAAGTCAAGCGCTCGAGGCGCTATCGTTGACAAAATCACCGCAAGCAATGCAGACTCTTAGAGGTGTCCGCCAACAACATGCTTAGCGGAAAGGCGTTAAGGGCTCTTCGTGAGCATCGCGGCCTATCGCAGGCGGCGCTAGCCGAAGCTGCCGGCGTCTTGCAGTCGAGCGTCTCCGCTTACGAACGGGGCCTCCGGTCGCCTACTCTGGAGACCATGCAGCGGTTGCTGGCGGTGCTCGAGAACGACTTCTATGACTTGGCCGACGAGCTCGCTCGAGCGTCGGGAACACCCGTCAGAAGCACTTCTCGCCACGAGCCGCAGTCCGTGGCCGGGATTCCCGATGAGCGGATTCTGGAAGCTTCAAGTGCCCGCTTGGCGGAAGTGATGGAAGCGCTCTTTGAAAAGGCAGCCGACCGCTTACCGCAAGATGCACTCGAGGCCGCGCTAGTCAACGCGATGGCGAAGCGCCTGCGTAAGGAAGACTCGTGAGTCTGGTAAGCCGGCTCAAAGAACGAGACGCGCGGCGGCTGAATGCTCATGCGATGGCAGCCGAGCTTGCGGGACTACCTTTGGAACGGCGACATCTCCGCTTGATCACAGACCGCAGGTTCCAAGGCGTGGAGTTGGCCGAGGTCTTGCTCGGACTCGCGCGCGAGAACAGAGGGTTCCCATCGGTGAGCGCAGAGTGGGCGGAATTGGGTCTTCGCAGCCTCGCCACCTCCGCCGAGAGGCCTGAGCGGGCTGAAGTCGCCGCCCTCTGCTGGGCAGAAATTGGCAATGCTTGGCGAATTGCCAGCAAGTGGTCCCCCGCCAAGTCCGCCTTCGGCGAAGCACAGAGGGAGCTGCGCGGAGTAGCCGACCCACTCGTGCATGTAGAGGTCGCCAGTCTTGAGGCGTCGCTGCTGGATGCTCGGCGTCAACTGCCGCTGGCCGTGCAAGTCTTGCGTGCAGCATTGGACGTGGCTGAGTCGCTCGCGGCCGATACGCTGGTAGTTGCTCGCCTGCGAGTCCAGCTCGGCACCGTGCTGGGCCACGCCGAAGAACTTGAGAGCGCGGTTCAAGAATTGGTGTTGGCCTTCGAACAGATCGATGGCCGGCGCGCTCCCCAGCTCGCCCTCACCTGCGTCCATAATCTGGCGGAGTTTGCTGTCGACCTAGGACGAACGGACTTGCCGATCGGGCTACTGATGAGCTGGGAGCCCGCCTACGCCCAGAGCGAGGCCTTGCAGGTCCGCAGGCGGTGGTTACTCGCCCGCATCGGCATCCGGACGGACTTCACGATTGTCTCGGCCGAGATGCTGAGCCAAGTCGAGCGACACTACGAACTCCTGGGCGCCCATCGGGAACTGGCACTTCTCGCAGAGACCGCCCTGGAGTTACATGCCTCAAAGGGGGACCGACCTCGGCTCGTCACGGCCGCCGCCCGTTTGGCAAAACTCGCTGCCCAATTGGATCTTCCGGCGGATCTGCTCGCGGCGGTCGCGATCATCAACGAGCTCGCGCAAACGGCAGCTCCGCTCGAAGTGTTGCCCGCGGCGGGACGCCTACGCCGCGGGCTCCTTGCCCTGCCCGAGCCTTAACTCCCTGGTGGTCTGCAGATCCCATTCGGGTCGAGCGTGTTCCCGTTGTCGCAGGTCGCTACGGATGCCGGCGGTGTGCTACCGCCGTTCGGGTCGAGCGTGTTCCCGTTTGGGGAGGGCGCAGCCTCAAGATACCCGACCGGGGCTGGCATCGTGGCCGACCACAAGCCGAACAACCAATCCCAAAACCCAACCATCACCCGCTCCTCAGACGCGCTTATTGGTAGAGCTGTAGCGAAGACCAAGAGACCAACACCGGCTAGACGAGTGCTCCTGAGCATAACCGCCTCCTAATTGTCCTTGCTGGGCGAGGGAGTCCCGCCCCGCCTGAGGGAGAAGTATGTGCCGGGCAGCAGCACACCTATCCCGCCCCCTGGAGAGACACCGTCGATAGGGGAAGGGTTCTAATCTGCGCTGCAGACTGAGGCCGTTCGCTGAATCAGGTCCATCTGGGAAAAACCAAACGCCTTTTCCATTGGCTTCAATAACCCGGCGAGCGGGAACTCGGCGTCGAAACTGTCGGTTACCACCCGTAGCACTTTCCCCGTAGCCAACTCGCGCAGGTCCTCGCAGCCGACCGACCACAGAGCGCCGAAGTCGGCGGCGCCCACCTCGGCGATATCTCGGTACGTGCGCTCGGTGGCGGGCTCGTGCGGTTCTTTGCCGTCGATCGAGTAGCTGACCTGCCCGACCTCCTTCGGCGTCTCGATTCGGCCCCGCTGAATCGACGAGCTCGAGGCTTGAGTGACGACAAACCGGAAAAAGAACTTTCCATCGACGCGGAGTACGTCGAAGAGTCGCGAACCCTGGCCGGCGCCCACATAGCCACGCACGAAAACGACTTCCCGACCGGTCAAGCGGTCGGTCTCCGTCTTCTTCAGCCATCCTCCAGGAGTCGCAAGGAGCGCTGCAAGGGCGAGGGAGGAAAGCAGTGCCGTGGTGTCCATGAGTCAATCCTCAAACGAACCGTTGTTCAAGATCTCATCTCCCCTCGGGCCGCTCCCGCTCCGGGATGAAACCACGAGCTCGGCCATAGTCCCGGAGGGCACGTCGCAGGATCTCGCTCGCCGAGACCTGTTCCTCATCGGCGAGACGGGCCAGTAGGTCCAAGTCTCCGGGGTAGAAGTAGCCGTTCACCTGAGTAACGCGCCGCTGGATGGGCTTTCGGGGCATCGCATCAACATAAGTGCACCTACAGTGTCTCAATAGGGGCAGAGTGCCACTACACTGGAGGAAGGCATGAACACAGTCGACAAGCTTAGGGAGCTGCTCGCCTGCTACGAAGACCTCGCGGCCGAGACGATCGGGCCGAGAACGGACGTCCAGCGGTTCGCGATCCAGCTGTTCTTGGACGAGATCGCCGACGAGGTCGCCGACCGCGGGTTCTCGGACCTCTCCCAGCTGATCAACCACGTCTCGCTCTTCGAGGACCAAGGGCTTGCAACGGATGCCTTGACAGCTCTTGTTCCGCTGTGGAGCGGCATGAAGCGAGCGGAGGGTTGAGATGGTCACCCTCGCCCTGTGCTTCCTGGCGTCTCTCGCGACTGCGGATACAACCTTCACCGGCGACTTCGAAACCGGAACCCTCGCCGGCTGGAGCTTGGTCGAGCCCTGGCCAGCGCCGTGCCCGTGGCTACCACACCTCGAGGACCCCAGCCTGTGTGAAGACACGAGCTGCATTTGCCAATGGGTATGGGATTCCTGGCCGGACGGCGCGCCTTGCGTGAACCTAATAGGGCTGTGCCCGTGATCCGAAGCTCCTTCCTCGCCCGCCTCTCTCCCGAGGACGCGGCGGCCGTTGCTCGCGTCATCGAGCTGCTCGCAACCTCGCCAGCGTTGTCCGAGCCGGAGGCCATTGCGGACCGGGTGGCGGCCCTGGCGGCCGAAGTGCTCGAAATCGGCCGGGACTTGCTGGGGATCGGCGACGAGCGCTTCGAGGTGGGCCTGCTCGGCGAAGAGCGCGAGCTCGCCGAGCAGGCCGAGGAGTGGGGGCGGGCGCTCGGTCAGATGGCCGAGGCCATGCGGAAGAGGGCCCGGGACTCGCGCTCGAGGCGCTCTCTGGCGATCGTCACGTACTCGGTCGGCAACTGGCGCCAATCGCTGAACACCAGGCACCAGCCCCCAGCGGGCAACATGGGCCGGGCGAGGGCCAGCCACTGAGTCACCCAGGCCGTCCAGGATCGCTGGTCTCGGCCGTCGCCCTCGAAGGTGGGGCGCAGCACCTTCGTGCCTTGCTGGACGTACTTCTCGGCCGGGTCCCGGGTGCGCTCGCCTGTGGTCAGCCCGCCCGAACAATAGGGCGGGTCAGTGATGAGGGCGTCGAAACGCTCACCTGCGGCCCGAAGAGCGGGTAGCAGCTCGAGCACATCGCCCTGAAGGATTCGAAGATCAGACACGGGCGTTCCGCCCCTTTCCGGCCGACTTCTCCTCGGCCTTTTTGACCTCGTGGCACCGGTCGCACAGCGACTGGTGATTGCGCGGGTCCCAAAAGCGTGGGTCGTCGCGCGACTCCACGGGGTCGATGTGGTCGGTCAGTGTGGCCAGCGAATCGCAGCGCGCGCAGCCTGGGTAGCGCGCCAGCCGCTCGCGGGAGTAGTCCGCCCAGCGGCGGTCGTAGCCGCGGCGAGCGGCGCAGCCGCGCTCGCGGTCGTAGCCCTGCGCCGCTCGAGCGCGCTCAGCGTCCGCTCGAGCGGCATGAGCGGCGCACAGCGCCCGCCCCTGCGCCGCACGGTGCGGGCAGGACGGGCGGTCGCAGGCCTTGGGCAGCACGGGGGGCGTTACTTCGGAGAGACGCAGACCGCGGCGAACGTCGCGGCCGCGCGCTCGAGGTCGAGCTTGGCCGTTTCGCAGTCGACCGGCGGAGCCTCGATCGGCAGCGCTTGGGGCGGCCAACCGGCGAGATTGCAGGCGTGAAGGGTTGTTCCCCAAAGCCCCTCGCCCGGCAGCGCGATGTATCCCGGGGGCTCGAGAGGGCGGTGGATGACGGGCAAGAACCGATTGCAGCTCGGGGGAAGAGCGGGGTCGGTCGGCTCCGGCCGCGGGCGAGGCCCGGGACCACCGGGCCCGCACCGACCCGCGTCGGGCGTGCGCCACTCGATCGTCGGCGGCCACGCCGGCGCTGCCACGGCCACCGTCCCGGCGTCGCACGCGAGACCGGGATCGGGCTCGGCGCGGCTTGGGTCCCCCGGGCCGCAACAGGCCAGCCAGCGGACGCGCAGCGGGTTCTGCCCGCGCTCCTGGCGCAGCCCCGTCCCGAGAACGATCTCGTCCCCGGTCGGCTCGCGGCCGAACTCGCTCCGCAGATAGCGCGCGATCTCGGCGCCGAGCTCAGCGCCAGCAACCCCCACCACCCGCACACCCGGCAACAGGCCCCAGCGCGCAGCCTCGAGCTGCGTGCCCCAAGACTCGCCGGGGGCGACGCGCACCGTCAACCGCACGGGCACCAGGTGGCGCCCGGTCGTGACTCGAGACGCAGCCGCCGCCTTGGCCGCGGCGAAGTGCTCATCGACCAGGCGCTGATACTCGGCCGGAGTGATCGGCTCCGGCGCGGCCCGGCCGGACGTCGCCGGGGGCGCCAGCCCATGCCAGCCGAACTCCTGGGCGGTACCCTCGACCCAGTGCGTGCCGTCGGGCGCGAGCCCGCCGGGAGCGAAGTCCGCCGCGGCGGCGGGGGCGAGAACGAGAACGAGCGCGAACAGGGCCGTGGCCCGGAAGTCACGGTGGCGATTTCGAGGGGGCGCGAACAGCCGGCGCAACCAAAAGTAGAGAGTCATCATGAAGCCTCCTACGCCCCCATTCGGACCGACCAGGTCGGCGCCTCGTCTGGCAACCGGCAAGTGGTGATGCCGAGATGGGGAGCGGTGTACTGGGTCGGGTCGAGAGCGCCGAGATCCGCGACCCTCGGATCGTCGGCGTGGTCGAAGGCATAGAGCCAGCCGTTGCGCTCGAGGCAGAGCCCGTCCGGGCTGCCCTTGCGCCGCTTCGGCGGGCCGGGGTGTCCCCACGCGGCCGGCTGGCCGGGGCGGGCAAAGAGAAAGTGGCAACCCGTGGTGTTGCCGTTGGTCAGGCGGGCGTGCCGGATCAACCGGCTACCGTCCGCCCACCCGCGGAGCTCGACAGGATGGATCGTCGCCAGGCCCTCGAGCACGCGGCGGGCGGCGAGCGGGCTGGCCAGGAGGTGCGACACCTCGACCGGGGACAGCCCGAACGAGACCTCCCCCTGAAGCGAAGCAAGGCCCGCCGTCCAGTCCGCCCCCCGCCAGCCCTTCGACGGCAACCGGCGCCCGAGGGCGAGCGCCAGAAGCGGCTCCGCGTCGCTCCAGCCCCAGCGCGAGGGCGGAGAGCGATCGCCGGCCACCGCACACCACGGGTGCTCGGAGCCACGCATGCGCGGCTCGTCCGGCGGCGGCCAGACCGATTGCAGGGCGAGAAGCGCCCACCACTGATCGAGCAGCTGCCGGACGATCGACCGCAACCAGGCGTCGATCGCCGGGCCGTTGGCCACACCCAAGAGACCGAGGATCAGGTAGCCGACGTAGTCCCGGCTGCAACACTCGCTATCCCCAAGCGGGGCCAGTCGCCGCGTACCGGGCCGCAGAGACTCGCCCCGCAGCATCGCGCCGAGCACCCGCGTGGCCGCGGTCGTGGCGCCGTCGATCGCCCACAGGCAGGCCACGCCCAGGGCAAGCACGCACCAGTTGACCGAAGACCCCCGAAGGATGCCCTCACCGGTGATCAGGCGGAGCACCAGGCCCAGCTCGGCCGGTGTCAGCGGCCGAAGTCGGCGACCTCGTGCCCGGGCGGTAAGACCCTCGATGACCAGGCGCGAGAGCACGCGTTCGGGTTGACCGGAGCGGTCCTTCAAGGGATCACTCCTTTGGGTTGGCGGCAATCGCCGCGAGGGCCTCGGCGTAGCCGGCGGCCGAGTGGGCGCGGGCGCCGCGGCGCAGGCGGGACACGACGCGGAGAGCGCGGAGCCGAGAGACGGGATGGCGTGCGCGGTAGGACTGCCACGCGTCCTCGCCGGCGACCAAGCGCCAGGCGCTGTCGACCTGTTCGAGTAGCCGCACCTGCCCGAGGTGGCAATAGCCGGCGGAGCTGAGAGGGACGCGGGTCACGAGATCCGCCTCGCCGCCCTGGCACCGCACGAAACGGCGGGTCACTGCGCCGAGGCCGTGCCGGTTGTAGGTGGCGGCGAACGCCGCATCACCGAGCCGCGGCGCGCCGAAGAGATGCACGCCAGCGATACGGATGCCCTCTGCCAGTAGCCGGAACGCAATTGCCGGGGCCAGACCCCCGCCCAGGGAGTGCCCCAGGACGTGCACGGGCCGCTCGCCGAGCGCATGCATGGCGTCCCGCAGAATGCCGTAGAGGGCCGGCGGAACGCGCTCGAGCTGGCGGAGGAAGCCCGCGTGAATGTGCCCGTCGCCGAACTGCTTGGGACAGGGCACTAGGCACGCCTGGACGTTGCCCAGCCAGTCGCGGGCGTCGTCGGACCCCCGCGGCACGACGACCAGGGCCTCGGGACCGAACGCCCATCCCACCTGAGTCGCCCCGACGCCGAGCAGCTCGGCATGGTCCCACCCGGCCGCCCGGCGCTGGGCGATCCACTCCTCTCGATCGGCGTAGACATCCCTCGCGAGGGCGGCGGCCGCGACGACCTGGCCCAGCTCGGACGACGAGTCCGCGAAAACGCCCGAGGGGTTCACGGTCGGTCCTCACTCTCGAGCCGGGTCTCGAGACGGACTACCCGGCGCTCGAGATCCGCAAGACCTTCGGTGCGTTCGAAGAGCCGCTGAAGATCGGACCGCATAGCAGTCACCGAAGCGGAAACCTGCCACGCTCCGCCCACCACAGCGGTGCAGACGGACCCAGCGAAGAGCAGGACGCCCCAAAGCGGGATCTCCCAAACGACGCGGACCCGGCGCGGGTGCCCCGTCACCCGCCCACCACCTGCACGGCCACGCGGTAGTTCGCTGGCCAGGTTTTGGGGTGTGGTTTTCCGGGCCGCCAAGTGCGCTCGTAGTAGCTCCAACTGCCCTCGACATCGCCGATGGCAGGCAAGGGCGCTGGGTCCGAGAGTAAGAGCAGCCGCGCGAAACCCGCGGCGAGCACGTCGTCGTGCTCGAGCGCGCGCCACGCCTGATCAACGTTCGGCGCGACACCGCGCTCGGCCAAGAGCGCCACCGCGAGGGCCTGCGTTCGGGCGTGCCGAAGAACGCCGCGCACCCCGCCGCCCCGCTCGAACTGCCACAGGCCACGCGCGGGGCCGCGGCGCCCGCCGTCGAGGAGCTGGACGCGCTGCTCGAGGCGGCTCTCTTGAAGCCCTATCGCCAGCATCAGCACCCGCGCTTCGGCGGTGTCGAGGCGGCCGGGAAGCAAGTCGAAGGCCGGAACGATGGCCTCGGCGAGAATCCGGCCAGCACGGCCGAGACCTGGATTGGCGGAGTGGGCCATAACGAGGGGCATGGTGACCTGCCCCAACTCCCACAAAAGACGAACGCGCGCGTAACGCTTCCGCTAGTCGATGACTTCGACGAGCTCTGCCGCCACGTTCCAGCGCGCTCCCTGGTGGGTCAGCACGTGATCGATGGCAACCGATCCGGGCTGGACGACGCAATAGAGGGCGTCCCAGTTCACGGCCGCGAGCCCGGCCGGGGCCACGAACAGGCGACCGTAGCCGCGACCCTGCGTCAACACGCCCTCGAGCTTCGCTCGCACATCGTCGTCGAGCAGCTCTGGCCACACCACGCGCACACGCCGGCGCGTCTGGAGCGACACTTCGTCCACTTCGACCACGGGCGACCAGGCCCGAACGTCCGGCCCCTGCCACGCGCGCCAGAAGGAGAGGAGCGCCGCCCCCAAGACTCCGGCGGCCGGCAGACCGGACAACGTGAGACGCCAGTACCGGGCCGTTACGGACGGCGGGGAAAACACCACCGTGCGCCCCTGCAGCTGGTGGCCGGCGGGCAAGAGCGGAATCCCTTGGGCGGAGATCGCCGGCACGGTCGTCGAGTCCCACACCAACGAAGAGAAGATGCTGCTGTTCGAGGCCTCGAGCCGAGCCGTTCCGTTGTCAGCAACCAGTACCCGCGGCACAGTGACCAGGCTACACGCACCGACCGCCGCGGACAGGTCAACGGCGATCGTCGCCGAGGTCACACCCACCGCGGCTCGCCAAGGGTCCGAAAGGCGCGAGCGCAACAACGCCGCCGCGGGAAACGCCGACTGTTCCGAGCTCGCGGAGAGGATCGACCCACCCCGCCGATAGTCCTCGAAGCCCCAGATCATGCCCTCACCTCCACAGGTTGACCGAGTGCGCCATGGCGTCGTAGTCCGCCGAGATCCCGGTCACCCGGTACGACGCGGGTAGACCCCAGCGGCCCGCCGTCTCGAGCACCACGAGCTCGTCGCAGGGCTCGAGCAGAAGGCCGTCCCGGTTGAGACCGTGCACCTCCGCTGCCGATCGCCCCGACGCGAACCGCCGGAGCATGCCCGCCAACACCGCCGCGGCATCTCGTCGCCGCAGGAGCGGCGTATCGAGAAGCACTTCCCGCGCGGCCGGCTCGAGATCGCGAATCTCCGGGCGGTCGTCTGCGACAACCCGATACGGAGTCGTCAAGAACAAGCGCCGCGCGTAGGGCACGGAGCCCACCACGTCTTGGTCTGACAACGGGCGGTAGTTGCGGCCGTAGCGCACCTCCGTCCGCCACGCGGGCACGAGCGGGCGGCCTGGGACGAACTGCACATCCCCTCGCAGGTCTAAATCGATGCGCAAGCGCGGCGCCCAGCGGAAGCCCGCGAGGGTTCCGCCGGCCGTTCCCGTGGGGGTGACGGGCTTCACGGCCGCCCCGATGCCCTCGGAGAGCGGCACATCGAGCGTGAAGGGAGCCGCCGGAGCCGCAGTGGCCAGGGCGACAATCTCAGCCTCTGCCAACGCACGGGGCCAAACGATCCCGCGACCCATTCCCCCCAGCCAGTTGGCCCCCAAGGTCAGCGACGCGCCCGAGGCCGACGAACCCCCGGTCACGACCTCGACAGGCTTCGTGACCGGTCGAGCGCCGCCTCCCAAGGTCACTACCCACAACTGACGGGTGGGCTTGGCACCCCCTGCGTCGTAGACGCCGACCAACATTTGCCAGACGTTGGGCACGAGCACATCGTCGCCGGTGAGAGCCTCGGCACCTGTCGAGTCGAAGGCGCCCGTTTGCTCCCAGAACGGTGCCCCGATCGACGAGCCGGGCACTCGGTTGACCCCGAGCGCGAACCCTCCGGCGCCCGCCCGGCAGTCGACGAACCGCGGCCCTTCCGGGGGGAGCACCAGTACAGATCCCCATTGCGGGTCTTCGGTGAGTGCCTGGGGTCTAATCCACCACGCCACCGTGTGCGAACTGGACGACCCGGAGAACACCCCGGGCAACGTGACACCCGACGTAGGCCAGCCGAGAAACTCAACGACCGCGGCCCACGGGTCCCACGGTCCCGGCAACAGCGGCGGCGACAACGTTCCGACGACCAGCTCGCCGGTCCGGCCCTCTCGGTAGTGCAACCCGAGCGAGCCGAGCACCGCCGAAAGGGCATCCCGCAAAAGCGGGGGATCGGTGTAGGCCACGCCAGCGCGAAACGGGGCCAGCCAATCGAGCACCGGACCGGCACCGCTGTGAAGCGACGGAGACCGCGGCCCCTTGCGCGCGAGGAGGCCTTCGACGAGGCCGCGCACTCGCGGCCACCCGGCCGGATACGGCGGAAACTGATACTCGACCGACACCGGGTCGGCCGGGGTGTTGACGAAGGCAATCACGCCCGGTGCCGGCTGCGTGTAATCCGTGCCGGGAAGGGCCTGCCCGCGAATCGACGGAATCAGCGGGTTCGTGGCAGCGTCCGCGTGGCGATACCGGTCCCGCAAAGGGTCGACCCGGAGGGCGGGCGCGTGCCGGGGTGAACCGAACACGATCGGCACGGGCTGGCCGGCGAGCTCGGGGCCGCCGAGGTCCGTGGGTTCCCAGATGGCGTTGCCGCCGACGGCGGTGGCCGCGTTGTTGGTCGGGGAGCTGTCGGCCGCGGTGTTCCCGAGGCCATCGTCGAGACGCCACCAGGCAACGAGGTCCTGATGGCCGTCAGCATCCGCCGTCGCCATTTCCGCCCGCAGCTCCGCGAGGTCCAGCGGCCGGCCGTAGATGCGCACGTCGCTCTGCAGACCCAGGGACGTTCGCAGCATCTTCACCGGCGCGGCCACGGCCGTCGGCACGCTGCCCGAGGGCACCGTGACCGACACCTCATTGCCGTCGATCACGAGCGACGACCGGATCTTGTCGCGCAAGGCCCACCCATACCAGTGATCGGCGCTGTCGTCGTAGCGGGTAGGCGACTCGTGCAACAGCACCGAGACGCCCCCGATCGACACCTGCACGCGCACGCGGCCGGCGCTCGCTCCGCTGCCGGCGCCGAGCGTGACGAACATCTGCCGGTTGGTGCCGACGGTCTGGTGCTCGAGGAGCACCGGCGCCACGGCCGAACCGACCAGCAACGGGGCGAATCGAAAGCGGCCGGCGACCGTGAAGGAGGTTCGCTCGTACGCGACATGGTGCGGCGCTTCGAGCGTGTAGACGCCATCTCCCCGCGCGCCGGTGTGCACGCCGACGAGCCGCTGGTGGCGAACCGTTTCGGCCAGCCGATCGGTGATCGAATAGACCGACCACTCCCAGGTGTCCCCAAGCCCCAGCGCGTCAATCGCCGGCTCGCGCTCAACGATGCCGGTCCAGCGCACGGCGAACTCGGAGTGCGGCGCACTCAACGCACCGAAACGCAGGACTGCTCGCTGCCCAGCGAACCGGAGGGACCGCCAGGAGTCCAGCGTTCCGGCACCCGTTTCGTCGCGGTCGACCTCTGCGCGCACGGTACGACGACCGAGATCCCCGGAGCCGGCATACAACACGTCCGCCGAAAGGACCTCGGAAATCGAACCGGGACGCAATCCCAGGAGGAAGCGGATACCGGCGGGCGTGTCCGTGTCGGAGGTGACCCGCGGGGCCGTGGAGAGCCAGAGCGTCACCAGGGAGCCCGACACCGGGTCGAGCGCCGCGAGCTCGAGCGTCCATTCGAGCGGCGCTTCGCGGTCGATGATGACGTCGTCGAGGCTCATGCCACCGACACCAGCGGTAGGCGCTGGCGCAGATCTGCGCGCAGCCCGGCGAAGTCTGCGCGCAGGCCGCGCAGCTCCAGCAGCTGTAGCTGGGCCGTGTCGCGCAGGGTATCGAGCGCTGAGGTGGCCTCGCTCGACAGCGTAACGGCTTGCGGCAAGGGGAGAGTCCCTGCGCCGCCGAGGAGCGCGCCCAGTGGCCCGGGCAGAGTGACGTCGGCCACGTCGCCACCCAGGGCGAGCACTTCCGCGAGCGTCTCGCGAAACGTTTCCAGCTCCGTCAGGTAGGCCCCGCTACCTTCGGCGTAGGTATCGCCCAGAAGCGACTGAAGCTGCGACGCCAGGGACTCGAAATCCTCGAGGTTGCTGTAGTCGCCTGCGAGGAGAGCATCCGCGGCGGACTGGAACTGCGCCGAGAGGGCCTGGTACGTCTGCTCGGCAGTGCCCCCAGCGGCCTCGAGAGCGGTGCTCTCGTAGAGGTCCCGAATGCCCTGGAGGTGCGTTTCGAGGACCTGCTCGACGGCGAGCGCGTAGGCATTTAGGACCTGGGCGGTGTCGCCGAGCACGGCCCGGATGTCGTCGAACTGCTCTTCGACCTCGAGCAGTGCCCGAGTCAGAGACGGCAGAGCGCCCCGCTCGATTTCCTGTAGCTGCTCGAGCGCTTCCTCGCGCCGGCGGGCGAGATCGTCCGCGGCGCTCGAGCCGCCGCTGCCGCTACCGGTCCCGAATTGCCGCGCAGCCCATTCGTCGAACGCGTTGCCTGGGGTGAACTCGTCGGGCTCATCATCGCCAGGCGGTGGTAGCAGCGCCGGCAGGCGGCCCAAAGCGTCCTCGATCAGGTCGATCTCTTGCTCCGTCAGAGTGCCCCGCAACCGGGCGGCTTCGAGATCGAGCCGCATTTGGGCGATCTCGAGCTGATACCGGGCGTTCTGAATCGTGTAGGCGAGATCTTCATCCTCGAGCAGCGCCGCCAACCGGTCGCCCGCGGCGAGAAACCAGTCGTAACTGGCGGCTCGGTCGGCTGCGGCCCCGTTCTCTTCGATCCGGCGCCGTAGTCGATCGAGCCGCTCGGCGCTCCAGCCCGAGGCCTCGGCGACCTCGGCCGCTTGGTCCCGCAGGCTTGCCATTTCCTCCGCGGTGCCGGCGAATGCTGACTGCAAAGGCGACAACGCGGGAGCGCCCAGGGAGTTCAGGCGGCCGTAAAAGTCTTGGATGGCCTGCGTGCGGATCGCCTCGGCTTGGCGCTCGTACTCCCGTGTCAGAGCGGCCAGAAGATCCTTGCTCTTGTGCGCCTTCTCCCGAAGCTGTTCGAACTGCTCGTTGAGGTCGAGCAACGCGACCTCGAGCGGAGAAGCGCCTTGACGAGCCAAGTAGTCGGCGACCTCGGCCTGATCTTCGCGTCGAGCGGAGCCGTTGCCGGAACCGCGAACGCGACGCAGCGCGTCGCGCTTCTCCTCGTCGCTGATCAGCTGCTCTTCCAGCTCGGCCCGGCGGCGCTGGGCGAGCTCCAGATCCTGCTGGAGACGGGCCAGCGTTCGCAGGCTCACGGCATAGTCGTCGGCCCCGCTGCCGGCGTCTTCGAGGGAGCGCCGCAAGCGGTCGCCGATGCTGCGGGTCGTTTCGGCGAGCTGCTCGCGCAGGCGTTCTTCCTCGGCCGCCAGGTCCGCGATGTTGCCCAACAGGGTGTCGATCTGCCGACGGAGCTCGGCGTTCCATGCGTCGATTTCAGCGGCCCGCGCCTGCTCCGGAGTTTGCTCGCGGCCCAGCAGGCGGTCACGTTCGCGATCGAGCGCGGCGCCGTAGGCGGCCAACGCGTCGAGCGTATCGACGCCCAGGTTGACCCCGTCGCGCAGGCGGATATTGAGCGTTCGGAACAACTCGGACACCTGGACTTCCGCGTCCGTCAAGCCAGCGTTGGCGGCGTCCATGGCCAGTTGCAGACCGTACGCGAAGTCGTCGGCCGTCTTGGCCGTGGTGTTGCGTAGGTAGTCCTGGACTGCGGGTGCGATGCCCGAAATATCCGCGCTGCGCAGGCCCTCGCGGACGGCGAACGCCACGGCGTCGTCGAAATTGTCGAAGTAGGTGGCGACTGCGCCATTGACGGCGACGCGCCACCCCTCGCCCTTCTGGGCAATGAGGATGTTGGCCTCGTCGAGCGTGCCGCCGATTTGGTCGACGATGCCGTTGAGCATTTCGACGAATTGATTGCCGACCTCTTGACCCTGAAGGATGTAATCTCGAGTGTTGCCGCCCGCTTGCGAGGTGGCCTGGCCACCCGTGGCCGTGATTTCAGCGAACCCATGCACGCCACCGCGGGTGGTCATCCAACTGGCCAGACCGACCATCATGTCGATCCAGCCCTGGGGGCTGTAGAAGTTCCCCAGACCCGACATGAATTGGTTCATGCCGGCACGGCGGTTGTCGTCCTTGGGGCCAATGCCGGTAGCACCGGCGAAGCTGGAGAAACCGCCGATCGCTGACTGAGCATTCGAAATGAACTCCGCCTCAGCCGCGGCCTTCTTCGCCGCGGCGTCGGCAGCCTCTTCGAGCGCAACGACCTGGGAGTAGAGGGCGGTGATGCCTTCCTGCACCAGATCGTTGTACTGGGACTGGGTGATCACCCTGTCTTCGAGCAGCTGATTCAGCCGATCTTCGACTTCTCCCCGCTCGGGCAAGGGTGGATTTCGGGCCGTCTCGCGCGTCCGCCGAATCGAGTCCGCCATCTCCTGCCCAGAGATCTCGCGCACCTCGGCGAGCTTGGCGCGGAACTGCTCGAGCAAATCGACCTGACGTTGCACGGAGTCGGCCCAACGATCGAACGAGTCGTCCGCCAGACGCCGAACCAGGGACTCGACCTCGGCCAACTCGCGAGCGACGGCCTTCAGGTTCTTCTCGAGCTCGGCCTGCGCCTTGGCGTGGTCCTTCGTCGAGCCCGCCGCGCCGCGGTTCTCTTTCGCGAGTCGGTCCAGCACGCCGCCGACCTTCTTTCCAGCGGCCTCGGTCTTGGCGATTTGATTCTCGATGTCTACGGCGGCATCTTCGTAGGCCTCGGCCCAAATGCGCAGGGTTTCTGTTTGGTGGTCCTGCTCGGCTGACAAGGCCTTGAGCTCGTTGATTTCCGGAGCGAACTTCAGCCCTTGAAGGCCGGTCCGCATGCGGACGTATTCTTGAAAGTTCGATGCCCATTCGTTGATGGATTGGTTCGACTTCTCCAACCCATCGTTTGCGTCGGCGAGCATGGACAGGATCACGCCCGTCTCGCGGGAGGTGTCCGCCCGGAACTGTCGCCACGACAGGCCGGTATTGCCGATCCACTCAATGACCGAGCCCAAGAACTCAATGATCGCCCCGGACCCACGGCCGACGTCCGCCGCAAACGCCTGGAAGTCGTCGCTCGCGGCCAGGTCCGCCAGCTGACGGGCGAGGGTTTCGACGGCTTCGCCGAGACCCGCTCGGAAGAAGGTGTCTGCCACGAGGGCCACGGAGTCCTGCAGGTTGGACAGGGCGCCCGCCGCGGTGGCAGATTGCCGGGCCATGCCGCCGGCAAAGTTCTCTTCGCCGATTTTGCGTAACGCGCCGACGATCGACTCGGCATCTCGCCCGACGGTTTGGGTAACCCCTCGGAAGGTGAGCCGCACCTGGTTGCCCTGAGCCGAGGCCTTGATGCCGAATTCCTTGAGCCTTTCGAATTCGCCCGTACTCGCGTCCGCGACCGCTTCGGCCCAGTCGACAATGTCCTTGCCCATGCTCGAGGCGATGTCGCCCCAGGTGATGAGCTCCTGGCGACTGGGCGCCAGCCCGAGATTGGCCAGACGGATGTAGGCCTTGGTCAGGGACTCGACTTCAAACGGAGTCTCAGCGGCGAGCTGGCGCAGCTCTTCGAAGGCGCCGGCCGACGCTTCTTGAGACTGCAACGCGGTGGTGAGCTGGTTGCGGTACTGCTCGTAGCGCGAGCCGATGTCGAAGAGCGCCTTGCCCAGCGCGAGGGCAGACCCCAGCACGACGCCCTGAACGATGCTGCCCCAGTGCAGCAACTTGTCCGCGCTCGAGGAGATCGAGACGGACACTTCTTGCCCATCCCGCGAAAGCCCCTTGATGTCCTTCGAGGCGCCGGCCACACCGCTCGTGGTGAACTTTAGCAGGATGTTGTGCGTCGCCATGCCGTTATTTCGCCGCTCTCAACTCCGCCATCTCCTCGGCACGGGCCGTTTCGACGGCCTGCAACAGACCCCGCCAGTACTGCCACTCGGGCGATCCGATCGGGCAACCGGCCCGCTCGAGATAGGCGTCCGACCGCTCGGCGGCTACCTGCCCTTCCTCGTTTTGGCCCGCGAGCGATCGAAGCTCGAGCACGGTCACCACATCACCGTGCTCGATCGGCGGGGACGGCCCGAGCCCTAGGGC